TTTAACAGCCGCCATATACCAAGCTTTTGCATCTTCAAGTTCCATATCACTAATCAAATCAAATGCACCTTTAAACGGATTTGCAACTCCTGCATTATTAGCTTCTATTCTTGCAGTAGATTTAAGAATTTGAAGTGCTGTAACCTCTAATTCTGGTGGAACTAATAAGAATTTAGGCAAAATTCTAAGTTGTCTTCCGTCAAAATCTTTTTGTCTCATCATAGCTGTTCTTGCAGCTGCTAAACTATCAGTTGCAAGTGCTGTCCCATCTGAATTATAATTATTGTGGCTTGAATCAAAAATAGCTTTTCCATCATCCATTACATAATTAGCAAATTCCCCTCTTCTTTGTAAAAGGTCATAAACTAATTTGTTTTGAAATACCGCTACTTGCTCTATCATATCTTTCAAATCATCTGTAAAAAGTCCTAAATCATCATTGATTAGCAATTCTCTTGTAAATGCAAATCTTGCACCATAAGAGTGTATTCTCCAACTTGTTCCAGTTTCGCCTTTTTCCACATATTCAGTTTTCCCAAGTTCTTGCACTTTTTTAAAGTTTGACCCAAAACTTCCTTTTCTAACTTCTGTTCTTGGTTTGAAATCTTTAAAATCTACCGCTTGTGTCCATTGTCTAAATGTAACAGGCGCACTTGCAAAACTATCTTGAATAACTTTATTTTGTACATTAGCTAAAATTTTTGGAAAATCACTTGTAGTCATCGCCCTTACAAGTTCGTTTTCACTCGCTTCAAGCCCTAGACCTGCAACTTTTCTAACCATATTTTGAACACTCATACCTCTAAACATATCAGCATCTTTATGCTTTTCTTGTGGATTAAATCCCGCTCTTAAAAGCATTCCATCGCTCATAGCTCTAATCATTTCATCTCTTGTTTCATCACTTCTTTTTCCAGCATATACACTCGGTTGAGTTTCTGCTCTTTCATCAAGTAGATTTTTCATAAAATCCTCTTTTGTTTTAGTTTTGTCATCTAAAAATCTTTGCAAAGTTTCTTTGTTTGCACCATAAGCAATAGCTAAATCTTGTAAATCTGCTTTTCTTTGTAACTCTTTAAATTCTGCTTCTCTTTTTGTAGAATCTTCAAGTTTTACTTTTAACTCATCAAGCTCTTTTGTTTGTTCCGCATTTCTTTTTTGAAGACTTTCAAGTTCTTTTAGTCTTTCTTCCATTTTTTCTTTATCCAATTTTTCCTCCTTAGATTTTTTACTTCTTCCAACTGTTGCACCTTTATCAAAGCCAACTCCCACTGCACTAACTTCCAAAATATCGAAGTCAGTTACTACTACACTATCAACATCATTTGCCTTTTCTTCTATTGTTACCGCATTTACTCTGTATCCAATAGAAACATCAGTTAAAATACCTTGCTTGTATTTTTCAAATATTTCCAAAGCATTTGGAGTGTTTGCAAAAACTACATCTGCTTTTAACTCTCCATTTTCTACACGAACATTTTCAACTTTTCCTATTGCATTATCTACACTTCTGTCGTGGTCCTTAAAAAATGTTTTTAAATTGTCAAACTTCGCTCCGTTTATGTCAAGTCTTTCAATATATTCAACTTCACCACAACAATACCTCTCACCCGCATTATCCTTTGAAATAAGGATAAAAGGCACTCTTTTTTCTTTTTCATCTATCAAACTTGTCTGAGGAGATGCTCTTCTTTGTATTTCACTCCCAATCAAATTAGTTTTGAGGTTCATTTAATACTCCCTTTCCTAAAATTTTTTCAATTAGTTCATTTTCTCTTTTTTGTTGAATCAATACTTCTTCAAAATCTTTTCCTCTGCTTGCTACAACTTCACTTTTTGTAGTAAGTCCAAGTTGCAATTCTAATTGAATGGCTTTCATATCTTTTATAGGGTCTACCCATTCTCTCGCTGGTGTTATCCATTTTGGTTGTATATATTTTTGTTTATTTTTAAAATAAGCCACCGGATTGATTGATTTTATTCTTCCAGCCATTACCATTGCATCCATCCAAGATTCAAAAAGAGGATTAAGCACATAATCAATCATATGCTGTTGTTCGTAATCAAATCTTTTATTATCCTGTATAATGCTTGCCCTCGCAGAAGAGTAATTAACTCTACTAAAATCTCTAAAAGCTAACTCGTAGCTAATATTTCTCGCAGTTGCTATCATTCTTACGACATTTGTTACAAACTCTCCATAAGTGCTATCCACCAAATCTGGGTCGAGTTTATTTATTTTTTGACCTTTTTTTAGATAATGCACCATTACTCCATTTATTTCTTGCAACATTTCAAAATCATCATCCATATTGATTCCATTTGCAAATCCCGGAGTTTCATCTTGTTCTACAATATAGGCTATATTCGCTCTCGCTCTTGCAGCTTGGATAGTAGAAGTTTGAAAAGCAGAAAAATTCTTAATATCTAAAACTGCTTGCTTATATTCACTAATCCCTCTATATTGTGTAGCTCTTTCTATTTTAAAATAATTGATTACATCTTCTGCTTTTAATTTTATTTCTTCATAAGCATACTCATAATCTCTATTATTAACAATGTAGTAAAAAAGAGGTTTTCCGTTTTCATCAACTTCTATTCCATCAATCATATTTGTAAAAGTGCTAAATCTTTGTATCCTATCGACCTCAATGAGTTGAATTTTTAAAGGAAAATTTTTATCTTTTGTAACCCTTTTATAAATCAAAATCTCCCCATCTACCATTCTTTGTTCTAAAATAAGCCTTTGTAAATCTCCAAAATTAAGTCTTCCCGTAATATCGCAGTTTTCAGCCTTGCTCCATTCTTTAAAAAGTTTTTCTATCTCATTATCAAGTTTACTAATTCCGGTTTTACTTTGTAGCTTAATTCCTCTTCCTACTACATTATTAACAATAGTTTTATCGATATTAGCCATTATTGGATTGTTTTCGTGTAACCATCTGGCTCTCGCCCTTAAAATATCTCTATCAGGGCTTGCAGTTATTTCAAAAGGAGAATTTGCATTCCAAAAGTCTTTATTGGCTTTTGTGATTCTTCCACCTTCATAAAACTTTCTTTTTTTTACCCCTAAAAAGTTTTTGAATTTAGCTAAAAGAGACACGAGCGACTCTCCTTATAGGCTTAGAATTTCCACCTGGAATATAATCTCTTCCGTGCATTTCAATTTGGCTTATTAAATTTTGTTCTCTTTTGTAAAGGAATTGAATGTTTTGATATGTGATTTTTCTACCTTCAATTTCATAAGCACTTACCGCCCCGCTTTCTAATTTAGCAATAGCTTTTTGCACTCTATCAAGTTTAATTCCAAGAGTTTCCACTAAATTCAACCTTTTTAAAAGAATTATAAAAGAAAAAATTTTTTTAAGGTAGTTGACTATTTTGAATAATCCTTAGAGAAACCTTTTTCACGAATAATTTTTTTATATTTATTAAAAGTTTCACTCTCTTGTAAAAGTTCATCTACAATTCTTGTAAAGATAGAATCTTTATCATCTGCAATACTTCTTAACACATCCAAAGTGAGCTCACTCACAGCAGGATGAATTGTAACTCTTTTATAATCATTATCAATTTGTTTTCTACTCATTTTTTTCTCCTTAAAATTCATCAAGATAATTTTCAGCTGAATTGCTTGTTTTTTTAGGTTTTATTTTTTTTCTAATCTGCTCTTTTGTTTTTCTCAAAAATCTAATACCCAAAAGTTCCCCTAAAAATGTGTTATAAACTCCGCAGTCCCATAAGTGGTTATCCGCTCTTTTATTAACTTTTATCCATTTATATACTTCCCGCCCTTTTTTATTTATTTCAACTATTTTATGCTCGCTTGAATATTGTTTTGCAAAAACTTCATTTGCATTTTTATGCAAAGTGATAATATTATCTCCTCTGATTTCTCCCTCATTTTCTTTAACTTTTAAACTTCTTGTAATTGAGTTATAAAGCACATCTTTGAAATAATCAGTATTAAGAGTATAAACTTTAAGCCCAGTAGCAATACTTATCCCATCTTTTTCTCTCATTGCATCAGATGAAATCCAAGGATTAGTCATTGTATCTTTACCCTTAACCGGAATACAAACATCACTATTCATCGCACAAAATTCATAAACTTCATCTGTGTTGTATCCACTATCCACCGCACAAACTTTTACAAAATATTTATTTCCTCGTTTGTCTAAATAATAATTTCTAAAAATATCTTCTAAATCAGACCAATTCTCAACTCTTCCATATCTCAAAATATGTTTTTTATTCCCATAACTTAAAGCTCTAAGTTCATACCAAAAGTGGTCTTTTTGAACATCCACACTCATTACTAAAAAAACAACATCATCAGGCACTACCGCTTCATCTGTATTCACTTTTAACTCCAAAATTTTTTCATAATCTTGTTCTTTTTGCCCTTCTTCAAATACTTTTCCATTTCTTGTATTCTCCCAAACTTTCATATACTCGTTTATTCCAAATTTTTCTTGTTGATAAAGTGCTTTCAAATACTCTGTAAAAATAGCATTCCAGCTAATCCAACCAACTGGCGAATAATAAGAAGGCAATCTATAACCTCTTTTACTTGCATTAGGATTATGTGGTATCCATCTTGCTCCATTTTTCCAATCCATCATAAAAGATTTGTTATATTCTTCAATCAATTCCCCACATTTAGGACATTTATATTTTACATCTCCTTTAAG